GTCTTGGGCTCGACCGGGGCCGGGGCGGGCGGGTTGCCGCCGTCGTTGTAGAAGACGGACAGGCCGGCCACACCCGTGTACGGGTGGGCCCACGTGTTGGCGGCGGGCTGGTGGCGGTGCTGCGCGGGGCGACGCATGGAGACGCTTCCTCCCAAGAGGTATTCAGGCCCCGCGCCTGAGATCGATTGGAGCACAGATGTCACGGGGTGTTCCCCCCGCTCCCCTGCGGCGCCTCTTCCTCGTCGTCTTCGTCCTCGTCGCCGGTGACGGGCGGCAGCTGCACAGCCGGGGCCGCGGGCTCGTCGGGCGCCTGCCTACCGAGGAACGCCGCGACCTCCTCGGGGTTGCCGAGCGCGTCCGCGAGGAACCGGGCCTGCTCGAACTGGCGGGACTCGATCTGTTCGATCTCCCGCTCCGCATCCTCGATGGGGAACCCGGCCTCGGTGAGCATCCGCACCGCGGTCTCGAGGGAGAAAACCTTGCCGACGCCGTTGGTGACCTGCTCGAGGACGGCGGCCTTGTCGGTCGGCGTGTACGGGCCGCGCACCAGCTTGGCGGGCATCGGCCGGATACCTACCCAGTCAGGGTGCTGGCCGGCGAGGAACAGGCGCTGCACGAACCGGAGCAGCAGCATGTCCTTGTGGGCGCGGGCGAGCCGCATGGAGGAGATGAGGGAGTCCAGCGGCCCCAGCGACAGTTCGAGGGCGTACCCGGACGGCACCTTGGAGGGGTCCATCGTGCCCAGGCTCACGGCGGGCAGGCGGGCGACGTTCGCGGCCTGGTCGGCAAGATCGGCCCGGTGGTTACGCAGTTCGGCAAGCTGGGGGGCCGTGTTCAGGGTGTCCATGCGGCCCCCTTCGCCGAGCTCGAACACCGTGCCCGGAGCGATGGCGAGCTGCTGGACGCCGGACCCGTTGCGGCCGGAGATAGAAACGATCGGCGCGCCGGTCGTCGCCGATGCCTTCGCCGAGTCGGTGTCCGTACCCGCGAGCTCGTCGAACACCTGCAACACCTTCGCCAGCGACGACTGGCCCCAGTGCTCCTCCGCGGGCGGGACCGTGTTGGGCTGGTGGATGACCGGCACGAAGTCGATGTACAGGTCCAGGCGGTCCAGCACCTCGCCCGACCCGTTCGACGCGAACACCGCCTTGTCCATGGGCAGATCGTCGACGTCGGCGCCGGCCTTCAGGTCGCCGATCTCCCAGGTGGCGTCGGTGAGGTAACACGTCCGGTAGGAGGGCTGGTCGTTCCACGGGTACTGGCGGGAGATGCCGCCCGTCTCGTCGACCACGTCCCCTGCGCCGAGGACCGGGAACGCCTCACCGCCCTCGTCGGGTTCGGTGAGAAGCGGGGCGCGCACGGCACGCCCGGCACGGTCCACGCCGGACGCAGTCGCCGGGCGGATCTCCCCCAGCTCATAGGTGATGCGCCGCAGCCTCGGCTTCAGGCCGCGTTTCGGGTCCTCGGGGAGCTCCCAGGCGATGTGGACCCGCTCGGGGAAGTCGGCGCCGTCGTCATCCTCACCAAGGACGGGGAAGTAGAAGCCGGGGTCGTACGTCTTGATCCGCACGCGCTGCTTGCCGGGATCCCAGTACGCCAGGTACACGCCGTCGCCGAGGGAGACGGCTTTCCGCTCGGTCTGGAGCATCCGCATCGGCAGGAGTTCCTCTTCGGCCCACTCCCGCAACAGTGTCTGGACGCGTTCGGCGGCCGCGGCGTCCGGGCCGGCGTCGTCGCCGGTCTGCTCGGCGCCGGGGACGACGATGTGCTGCTCCCGGCCGAGGACGTGAGAGACGAGCGTGTCGACGAACATCGACGGGTCGCCGAACTCGCGCCGTTCGCGGGCCGTGGCGCCGTCGCGGATCTCCGCGAGCTCGCCGGCCTGGTTGTTGTCGTAGGCGGCGAGGAGCTTGTAAGCGGCGAGGCGCCGTTCGTCGGCCGCGGGTACCCAGGTGGCGTGCGCCTCGGGGAAGGCCCGCCGGTTGGGCATGCCGAGCGTCGGGTCGCTGAACACGGGCTTGAAGTTCAGCCACGACCAGGCGTCGATGACCATGTTCCTGAGGCCCACGAAGCATCCTCCGCTACAGGCCCCGCGCCATGCTCACAGGGTACGGGCAGGTATCCAGGTCGTTCCCCGCCGTGGGCCGAAGACGGTAGACGGCAGGGAATTCCGCGATGTGCCGGACACCGGATCATCCGGCCGCATATCGTCGGGCTTGCCGTGACCTTCCGTCACAGCCATGCCGTCCCTCGCAAGTTGAAGGGAGGTGATGGCGATGGGTCGACATCGGAAGCGGCGCAAGAGGAAAGCCCCGAGCAATCGGGCCGTGAAGAGGCTTCTGATACGGGCGGGCTGCCACCTGCTCGTACAGATTGTCAGCTACTTCTGGCTCTAGCTCAGGGCCTCGCAACGCCCGGGCCGGTTCGCCGGTCCGGGCCTTCCTTCTTCCTCCACCGTTGCGCACTGTCGAGTGCGTTCCGGTATGTGCTCGCCAATCTAATTCACGGATGGTGATTATGCGGCAGCTTCAGCTAAGTGACCACATAATCGCGATCTAAGTGGTCACTAGCCCGGGGGGTACCGTCCCTGAACGGTGGCTGGGGCGTCAGACGGGCGCCCAGACGTCCTCCTGGCGGTTCTGGCATCGTCACCTGCGCCCCGTGAGCCGGTTGTCGGCGTAGCTTTCGGTCTTCAGCGCCGCTGTAGCGGGATCTGCCAGTTCGGTGAGTGCGTGGACGGCGGCGTCCATACGGTCTGGTGAGTCCATGCCGGGGATCCAGGTGACCATCTGCATCTCGAGCTGATTGAACTCGGCGCAGTGGTGGACCTGGCCGGTCTCGTACAGCTGGGCGATCGGCTCGGCGCGCAGCCGCTTGCCCTTCTTCGCGGTGACGTCGATGACGCGGGGCATCGGCTGTCCCTTGGTGAGGCCCTGCCGCTGGAGCTCTGCCCAGGCTTGGATGACGTTCTGGCGGGCCATGTCTCCGCCGTAGTTGGTCTCGACGACGATCGCGTCCGCTCCGAGCTCGAGGGCGAGTAGGCAGGTTTCGCGGCCGCGGGCTTCGGCGGAGTGCTTGCCGGTGCGGTCGGCGAGGACATAGAGGTGGCCGTCGGTGTCGCGGCCGGCGGCGACGATGCCGGACTCGTCGTGGCCGGGGGTGTCTCCTCCGGCGGGGTCGAGGGCGACGACGACGCGGGCCAGGTCGACGCCCCGGAACGCGATCGGCGACACCCGGTTCTTGGTGATCCAGTCCCATTGCCAGACGCCGCCTTCGAGGGGGCGGGGTTGCTGCTGGTAGAGGGCCCACCAGACGCGTTCGCCGACGGCCTTGTGTGTGCGTGCGAGTTCTTCGGCGTCGTACTGCTCGGGCCAGAGGGCGTCGCCGGGCTTGCGTCCGAGGGGGTCGTCGTCGGAGAGGGCGAGGGCGGGGAGGTCGATGAGGGTCCAGTTCTCGGGCTCGGTGGCGAGGATCCGACCGGACAGGTCGTCTTCGTGCCAGCGTGTGTTGATGAGCACGATGGAGGCGGCGGGTGCGCGGCGGGTGTAGAAGACGGATCGGTACCAGTTCCAGACGCGTTCGCGCTGCGCTGGGCTGTTGGCGTCGTCGGATCCCTTGAACGGGTCGTCGATGATTCCGAGCGAAAAGCCCTTACCGGTCAAACTACCTCCGACGCCCGCGGTGACCATGCCGCCGCGCACGGACGAGCCGCGCGGGGTTTCGAGGTCGAACCGGTTGGCCGCGTGGGAGGCGGGGTCGAGACGGACGCCGAGGGTGTCGCCGTGTTCGCGGAGCTGGTCGCGGACCCAGCGGCCGTGGTCGTCGGCGAGGTCCGCACCGTAGGAGGCGAGCATGACGCGGGCGGTGGGGTTGCGGCGCAGGTACCAGAGCGGGCCCCAGCGTGAGGCACGCTGAGATTTTCCATGGCGTGGCGGCATCGTCAGCATGACCTGCATCCGCTCCCCTGCGGCGATGCGCTGGAACACGCCGTCGATCAGGTCGAGGTGCGGGGCCTGCTTCTCCCGGCCTTCGGTGAGGACGGCGGCGAGCGCGCCCGGGGAGCGGTCCATGGCCATCTGCCGCTCAACCCAGGCGAGCCGGAGGCGGACCTCGTCGCTTGCGCGGGCGACGATGGCACGGCGCTGTGGGACGGTCAGGGTGCGGTAGTGCTGGAGCAGCGCGTCCTCGAGGAGGTCACTCGGGCTGCTGGTCACCCTCGTCCTCCTGGGCGTCCGGGTCGGTGGCGTTGCCGGCTATGTCCATGAGCTGGTGCAGATGGGCGAGGGATCCGCCAGCAAGGGGTACAGCGCCGCCGTCAGGGCCGGAGACTTCGGTGCGCACCGGGGAGTCGAGGCCGTTCAGCTTGGCGCGCCGGTCCATGAGCTTCAGGACGGTCTCGACGGCCCGTACGTCGATCTCCTCGCCAACGACCTCCCGCTCCTTGTTGAAGACGGGGCTGGGCTGGGTGGCCTTCTCCCACACGGCTTCGAGGAGGGTGTCGAGGCGTTCGTTCTCCTGCTGCCGGTAGGCGGAGACGGCGGCAGCTTCCTCTTCGCGGTGTTCCTCGAGGGCGCGGATCATGTCCTTGGATGCGGCCTGGCGGCTGGCGTAGCCGAGGGCCAGGATCCGGGGGTCGTCGAACTTCACGCCGGCGAGCCGCAGCTTGACGAGCTTGGCGCGACGGTCTGCGACGTCGGCTTGTTTTGCCTTGGGCCATGGCATGGCGGTGGGGCTCCCGCTCTCTACTGTTCAGGCCCCGCGCCTTGTTACGGATGATCCCCGATTCGGACGTTCTGGTTCCCCCTGCCCTGGGCGGGGTGGGATTCTGCCCGGCATGAGAACTGCGCGAGGTGTGGGGGCTGTTGCGGCTGGGGTGGCCGTGGCGGCGTTGTTGGTGGGGTGCGGCAGTGAGGCCGGGGACGGGAAGGGGGCGGCCGGATCGCCGAGCCCGTCGTCGAGCGCGGCGTCGCCGACGCCGGTGAAGACGGCGCCCATCCCGGTGGACGGGGATCCGTCTGCGCCGTCGAGGACCGCTTTCCCGGACACGGCGGAGGGCCGGCTGGACAAGCTGGCCGACGAGAAGGGCTGGTTCGTCGACGACGCGAAGACGTGGCCGTCGGCGTATGTGGCCCGGATCTGCCGGGGCATGAGCCGGGTGGACTCGGAGGGCGAGGATCCGCAGGAGTGGCTGGCCGAGGAGGAGGATCCGGCGGCGTCGCCGCGGGAGATTCTGAAGGCGGGGATGCCGACCTTGTGTCCGGAGTGGTCGAAGGAGGCACGGCCGGTGCTGGACGGGTCGTGGCATCCGGAGTACACGTACGCGGACGGGACGTACAAGGTGGCGGCCGTGCCGGGTGAGCCGGATCCGGAGTCGGGTGAGGTGGCGATCACGCCGGGGCGGTGGCGGACGTCGGGGGATCTCGAGGACTGCTATTGGGAGCGGACTTCACGCTCGGGGGAGATCATCGACAACAACTTCGCCACGTCGGCGCAGGAGATCACGGTGACGATCCGGGCGTCGGACGGGCAGTTCACGTCTCAGCGGTGCGGGATCTGGGAGAAGGTCGGCTGAGTGCGGGCGTGGAGCGGCCCCCGTCACCGGAGTCGTGTGGCGGGGGCCGAAGTGTTACGGCCTGGACGGGTAGTGGGCGCGGGGACGCTCGGGCTACCCGCCCAGGCTGTGCACTTTCATGGTGGGGGACGATCACGGATCTGTCTGGGCTGCTTCCCCCCGGCGGTCAGATCCGGAGCTGGTCGGCATGGGTGGCTGCTTGGTCGAGGAAGCGGATCGGCAGTGCCGGGCCGTGCTGCTGATCGTTCCATGCGGGCACGGTCTCGACGTGCGGGTAGGCAGCGCGGATGACGTCGAGGAGGAGGGCGCAGGCTTCGTCAGCTTGGTGCCGGCTGGTGGCGGCGGCGCGGATGGCTCCGACGGGGCAAACGGCGCCCTGCTCGTTCCGGAGGTGCCCGCGAATCCAGCCGCGGTCGATGAGGACCCGGCGGGCCTGGCGGAGACAGTCGGCAAGCGGCGTGGCCTGTGCGGTGTCTGGGGCGGGCAGGATCGGTGTCGTGATGAGGCTGGTCAGGTCGACCGGCGGGGTGGGCAGGTGGGCGGTGTTGACCTCGAACGCGACGGCGGCCTGGTCGAGCCGGGTGTCCATGGCGAGTTGGC